CTGCTGCCGCTCCGCGATCCTCGTCGCGATGACGGAGATCTCGAACCGCGCGAGGCGGATCGGGACGGCCTCGTCGACCGGCGTCCAGTGAAAGTGACTCCCGGCCCCGAGCCGGGTCGCCGTCATGACGCCGACCGACCCGTCGTCGGCCGGCCAGGTCCTCCCGTCGACCTCGATCGGCAGCGCGCGCCGGTATCCGTAGATCGCCTCGACGAGCTCGATCTGAATCTTCCTGGCCTGCGGCAGGGTCAGCCCCGGGAGGCGCGTCATGAACTGCTGAAAGAACGAGCAGTAGGGCGTGACGTCCTCGAAGCACTCGCGCAGCCCGTTGAGGTTGGCCTTCGCGACGGGGTCGAAGTACTCGATCTCGCCGCGCCCCTCGGTCCACTGGACCATCCAGAGGGCCTCCGGCAACGAAGAGAAGTCCATCCCGCCGACGGAGGCGTTGTCGACGGCGAAGAGTCCCCTCGGATAGGTCTGGAGCCACCAGCGCATCAGGTCTTGCAGTAGCTATCCAGCTTGATCTGGATCGGCGACGTCGACCAGCAGCCGGACGAGTCGACGAAGACGCGATTGCTCCCGGTGCGGATGTGAGCGTGGTCGGTCGTCGACTGACACGACGACGTCGTCCGATCCTTGTAGTAGACCGAGCTGTCACTGCCCGTCTTCTGGCTCGACTGGGCGTCGCCGTGGGCGCAGGTCGTCGACGTCTGGTTCTGCTCGATCCAGACCGTCGAGCTCTGCTTGTGGAGGGTCTTCTGGCCCTTCTGCTGACCACCTGCCTGCCCCGACGACGACGACCCGGAGGCACCCGCGTCGCGCGCTTGCGCACCGCCGCCGCCCGACGACGACTGCTGCTGGTTGGAGTTCTGGACGAGGGCGATCCTGATCTTGTTCTGGATGTTCCCCGTCATGTACATCCCGTCGACGTTGTTGAGGAGTTGCTGCCCCCACTCCTTGAGGCCGAACATCGCGACGGCGCCCTTCGCCGCGTCCTTCGCGAGGTTGATGAGCCGGTGGCGGCGATCGTCCATGATCCCCATCACCGGGAAGCTCCGGCTCCCGCCCATGAAGGAGACGAAGCCCTCGGCGCAGTCCTGGATCATCCCGCCGGCGCCCTTCGTAGCGTCGGCGACGACGGACGTGAAGCCGTAGTTCTGGGGCGACTCCATCGTCGGCCACGACTCGCCCCTCATCCCCTGGCTGTTAGTCGACTCCTGCATGTGTGTGGCGTCGTTGATCGTGTCGATCATGGCGCGGGCTCCGCCGGCGACGTAGGCGCGGAAGGCCGACCCGATGGGCGTCGTTCGCTGCATCTCGTACTCCTCAAGGGTTCTGGAACATGGAGCCGGAGCGATCGGAAAATGACTGGCTCCCGTTCGGCGCCGGCGGGTTCGGGACCTGTGTTCCCGTCGGCGCCGGCGTCCCCGGGTTCTGCTGGATCTGGTTCGGCTGCGGATTGAGCTGTGAGCTGGTATTGGGGCTCATGCTGTAGTCGTTGAGGTGCCACGGCGCGACGAGCTCGAGGGTCGTCTGGGTCCCCGACTCGCGATCCTGAGTCTGGGTCACCGTCATGATCGAGAGCGTCTCCCCGACGAGGGTCGTCATCGGCGAGCTGAAGATGACGTCCTGGCCGACGCAGTGCGACCAGAGGACACCGCGGCTCGTGAACCAGCCGTAGAGGGTCACCGTCACCTGGATGTAGGCGCCGTCGCTCTGGTTCGCCTCGAACTTAGCGCGAGCGTCGATCAGGTCCTGGGTCTGGATCGGGAACTCAGCCGGCACGAGGAGCGGGCTGTACCGCTGCCAGATCTTCGACAGGACGACCGCCTCGAGCTGCGCGGCGCCAGCCGGCGAGCCGCCGTCCGACCTCATCCCCTGAGCCCGCGCGGCGTACTCGCTGAACCAGTCGAGGATGTTGATCACGCACTGGCAGGACTTGATGTTGACGCCCTCGACGAGTTCGTCGACCACGTTCGCGGTGTGGTCGCCGATGAGGAGGATGCCACCCTCCTTCGCGCCCTGCCAGTTGTTGCCGAGGATGACGTTGTACTGCTTCCCGAGCCTCTCGAGGAAGGACCAGACCGTCTCGCCGGTGTCGTTGTTGGCGCCGTTCGGGAGCGGCGTCGGGTCGATCGTGCCGATGACCTCCGGCGTGACGCCGAACGGCGCCAGCACCTGAGTCGCGATCGAGACGAAGTTGCCGTCGAAGTGCTGCGACTTGTCGAGGATAGCGCCGCGCCAGACGAGCCACTGCTCGCCGTGACCCTGGATCGAGACGCTGTGACTGTTGGCGTCGTAGGCGGTCTGGCGAACGACGACGATCCCGGTGATCGCGATCTGGCCACCGAGCTTGATGAGAACCGAGTCCTTCGGCAGGATCGGGAGCCGCTGCCAGAGGTTCGGGATCGGGTCGCGCTCCGTGGCGACGAACCGGAACGTCGGGTACGCCTCCTTCCAGCGCTGCTGGACCCAGACCGACTCCCAGTCGGAGTAGACGCCGGTGACCGCGGCGCCGATGACGTAGATCTCGGCGACCTCCGTCGGGTCGGCGCCCGGGTAGCTCGGCTGAAACGCCGGCCCCGCCGGCGCCGGGACCGGGTAGTTCGGCAGCGACGCCGGGTCGGGCTGGTCGATGGTCCGGAGGGCCATCGCTCAGTTCGCCAGCGCCTGTCCGGTCCGCGTCATGAAGGCCGGGTGAACAATCTTGTTCTCTTCCCTCAGCTCGTCGGCGCGCGAGGCGTCGGCGTAGAGCTTGTGCGCCATGACGACGGACGGCAGCGTGTCGAAGAAGCGATACTGAAGCATCATCGGCAGCGGCCTCGCCGTCTCGGTGAGATAGAAGATGACGGCAGCGTGAAGGTGGATGAGAGCCTGATAGTTCGCCTGGGCCATCTCGTCGGCGGCGACCTCCTCCATCGGGATGAAGGCGGCGTTCATCTGGCTCCGAACGGCGTCGACGTCATCCCGCGACGTGAACGCCGTGGCGGCGATGACCTCGCACTCGGTCACGAGCGCGAGCTCGATCAGCACGTTCTTCACGATGAAGGCCCCGATCGAGACCGGGGCCTCCGCGACCGCCGCCGCGCGGGCCAGATCGAGCCCCGGGAAGCCGATCCCGGTCTGGCGAGCGAGGACGAATATGTCGTTGAGAGGCGGCCCGGCCTCGTCGCTCTGGAGGAGCGCCAGCGAGTTGGCGATGAAGCTGTTGACCGCGGTCCTCAGGTCGGCTCCGGTGCGCCCGCGCGTCGGCGCCTGGGTCAGGAGGACCCCGAGGACACGCGCGCAGATCGGAGCCGCCTCGATCGCCTCGAACTTATACATCAGCTCGTCACCTTCGGATCGACGCGCGACCGCTGGGGCGCCGGCGGACTGACGCGAGCGATCATGATCGCATCGAGGACCTGGCTCCGGAACGCCTGGGACTGAGCGAGGAGGTCGTTCTGGCTCGTCGGCCCGGCCCGGAACGGCGGCGCCCCGAGCTCGACGAACGTCATGTCGAAGACGACGTAGCCGCCGAGCTTCTCCTCCTCCGTCATCCGATAGCGCGAGCAGACGACGGTCATCGGCCGCGTCGTCGGGAGCTGAAGCGTCCCGGAGCCGCTGCTGTCGAGCCGCGTCTGAAGGAGGTCGCGCGCGACGGTGTAGTCCCTCTGATAGAGAACGTTCCCGGTGTCGTATGGGTACTGGATGATGTAGCCGCGAACCGTGAACTCGGTCGCCTTCCGGCCCATGTCCTCGCTGTACGGGAGCTCCTTCTTCGGAAACTCGTGGGTGACGATCCGCCGGCCGCCTTCCTGGCTCCCGGCCTCGACGTGAAAGAGCATGTTGGCGAAGTAGGCCGGGAGGAGGCGAGCCCGCCAGGGCGACACGACGACGAGGTCGCGGATCGTCGAGACGGCCATCTGATCACTCCTCCATCGCCACGTCGCGACCCTCGCCGGTCGCCGCCACCGGCGCCGGCGGACCGACCGCCGCCTTGTCGCCCTGGCTGAAGACCGGCATCGCGACCTTCTGAAGCACGCTCCGTCGTCGATGAAAACTCGCCTGATCGACCTTGACGTGGATCTCACCGCTCCCTTCGACCTGCCGCGGCGAGAGGAGGCGATCGAACCTCCTTCGCATCCCGGTGAGTCCGACCCCAGGCGCCGCGGTGTCGTCAGCGTCGGCACCTCGTTGAAGTTCTTCGAGCGTCGGAGTCGGAGGCAGCTGGCCCTCAAATCCTCGCCACTTCGTCTCCTCGTCAGAGAGCGCCGGCGCCGTAGTAGCCTCGGCTCGTTCGCCGCGAGCGAAGCTCCTTCGCACCCCGGTGACGGTGAACGGCGCCTGCGCCTGCGCTGCAACAGGCGCTGGCGCGGCGCGAGGATCGTAGAACGGCCGCCCTCGATAGCCGCGGTCGAGCTGGAAGTGCGGCTCGTCGCCGCGGATACCCTGGATACCGTACTGCGCGGCGTGCTCGTGGAGCCAGTCGCGGGCCGGGCCCGCGTCGATGTCCGCCGCCTGGCCGATCTCGTGGCGCGAGGACCCTGGCGCCCCGACGAGGCCGCGCCCCTCGCGCGTCTCCCAGAGGTGCTGCTGATACTCAGGACTCCGCCAACCCTCGTTTATCAGGAAGCTCTTCTTGACGTCCTCCGGCATCGCCTGGTAGGCGGCGGTGAGGCGCGCGCGAAACTCAGGGTCGAGGTTGGCAAGGGCGCGATCGAAGCCGACGTACCTCCTCACCTCCTCGTTGTTCGCCGTCCGGAACGGCAGGTCGGCCTGCCCACCCGGCGCCGCCTCCGCACCCTGCTGCCCAGTCGGATAGCTCGTGAGGGCAGGAACGCCACGGGCCTGAAACTTAGCGATGCGGCTCTGCTGATACTGCTGAGCCGGCTTGAGGTAGCCGCCGACGTATGCCTCGGCCGCTTGCTCTCGATTGCCGGCCAGCATCCTCTGCCAGACCTTCGGGTAGTTGGTCTTGAGGTTCTCGGCGGCGAAGCGGCTCTGAAGCACGGGGTCGCGCCAGTCGGCGCCGGGGTGGTTCTTCGCGAGCCACGCCTCGTAGTGGTTCCACTCGTCGCCGCCCTCCTGATAGAGGCCGTGAGCGAAGTGAGCCTCGCCGCCGA